TTGTGTGCTTCTTTGACCGTATCCTATGCTTAGAAGGCCAAATGTAATTAGCCCTGCGATTATTCCCGTAAGTAATACTGATGTATGAACCCATGCCACAACTAAGACAGGGATTCCCAAACGCCGCCAAATCTTTGTTCCCCATAATCCCATCCCTCCAAGTCTATAAAGTACCCCTGTAACCACCCCAAGCAACACCGCCCACCATCCAATCGCCCAGAAGAACCCTAGACCGAGAATGAAGCCGAGGAACCATTCTTCCAATTGGTCTTTAAGCCATTGAATCATAGGACTCCTAGGGAACCATGCCAATCACCAATCTCTTTCCTCAAACTCTCGATGAGTGACATAGTTTTATCTTTCACTTTCTCCAACGGGGCTTGAATACCTGTAAACCCACAAAACGCTTGACTTAGTTGACCCCATCCAGCAGTATTTGCGATAATAGATTGTTGAGCTAATTGACCGCCATACCACATATTCGCTGGAACTGTGCTATCTAAATAAATCATATTTCCTGGTGTACAATTTGTATAATTTAAACTAGCCACGAGATTTCCTTTCGATTTCCATATTGACGTTGGGTAGACGCTTCATAATCTCAGCGTAAACAGCTTGAAGATTCTTCTGTTCCTCAATAAACCTACCAGTCAGGTCTTGCTGATATTTCTTAAGAAGTGTCATCTCCTTCTCAGCAAACTCCTTCTGCATAGCTACAACTTGCTTCTCAAGTTCTATAGCGTTCTTCTCTTCCTTCATCTTAACCAAGTGCTTAATCTCGGCTTCCTCAATGCGCTTCTTGAGCTTCAAATCCTCAAGTTCATCCTTAAGACGCTTTCCCTCTGTTGCATAAGGCTCCGAAACCACTTCTTTAATAACCTTCCTTAACTTATCTAGTCCTATCCACATATATCCTCCTTGTTAACCTTTATAAACCGTCCCATCTGTCTCATCAGTGAACCCCTCATCTACTTTGTTAACCACAGTCCTTAGTGGCTCATTCTTTAAGGGGCAATCCTTCAAATGCTCTCTTGCTTGGCTACACCAACGGCATTGACTCATAGCTCCTCCAGAATCTGTTCATAGCGTGGTATTAAAGATTCGTAGTATGTATAGGCTTCTTTTGATGAAACATCGAATCTCCTTTCACGAAAAATTTGGTCTACATATTCCTGACCTTCTCTTATAATCATTTTTCGCATAAACTCTGCCCCGTTTCCACCAAGGTCGTAGTTACACCTCATACACTGTGGTCTAAGAACTCTTAAATCGTATTTAAGGTAAGGGTCTAAGATTGCCTTCGGGATAAAATGACCAGTTTGCCAATTCGAACCAACTAGGTTTTTCTGAGTACAGGTGTAACATTCATTACCGTATTTTTTTCTGGTGATTTCCTTACAGAGCTTCCAGATTTTATTCTGTAAAGTCTTTGGGGACTTTTTTTTAAAACGGCGTTTGGGTGTCTTCACTTACTTCCTCTTGTTGTAATGGTGGAAAGTTCTCTTTCAGGATTGCTAGGATTTGGTCTATTTTGCGTTCAATCCCGACACCTACAATGCCTGTTTTAGTGGCATTTTGAGGCTGTGGTTGCGTTTGTTGAGCCGAACCCTTAGTGGTTAGCTTGTACTTCCCGTCCGGTGTCATACAGCCGTTTAAACACTCATTCGCTACCCACGGGCCTCTTGGACCTTTAGGAACGGTCCTTGGTGAAGTAGGTTTTCCACATCCACTACATAATATAGCCATTAATTCCTCCTTATGTTTTTTACAGACCTTAAACTCTTGTAATATCCAACTCGCTTCACATTCAACAGAGTTCTCATCGGGATTTTTCTCATTCCAGCAACAGGCACAGTTTTTAATGGACACATTATACCGACCCCGACCTAGACCCCGACCCCGACCCCGACCACAACCACGACCCCGACCTCGACCACGACCACCACCTCGACCCCGACCCCGACCACGACCTCGACCTCGACCACGACCTCGACCCCGACCCCGACCACGACCTCGACCCCGGCCTATACCATAACTCGTACCCTGAAATTAGCATGGACACATTATACCGACCCCGACCACGACCCCGACCCCGACCACGACCTCGACCACGACCTCGACACCGACCCCGACCACGACCCCGGCCCCGACCCCGACCACGACCACCACCCCGACCTAGACACCGACCCCGACCTCGACCCCGACCACCACCCCGACCTAGACCCCGACCCCGACCTCGACCTCGACCCCGATCTAGACCCCGACCCCGGCCTATACCATAACTCGTACCCTGAAATTAGCATGGTTCGCCTATTATTTTTGTTCAGTCGGTAAAGCGTGTTTCCATGGAAAGAAATCGGTGACGCTATTGGTGTTTACGAAAGCAGAACCGCAAGGTTCGACTTCGTTTAGTTTTCCAGTTTTCAAAGCATCGGCAAACCTTCCAGAATCCGCAATCCAAGCGGCATCTTCGAGTTCTAAAATTGAGCCAATAACCTTCCTTACTTTTCCAGTCAGGTGATAGGTCAATGTTCGGAAAAAGAACTTCTTTCCAACCATATCTTGAAGGTTGTTTATTTCTGTATAACCATCACTTACCAGCTGGTCTTTCAACTTCTCAAAGCACTCATCACTTATTTGTATCTGTTTCATTTTATTCTCCTATTATGTTACGGGTTGCTTTTTCAAGTGAACTTAGACTTCTTAGGGCTTCAAAACTTGCTCGCCACTTCTCATAAATTGCTTTTGCGATATTTTCCTGACGAATCATTTCGGCAGTTTCTTTGACGTATTGTTTGTACCCAGGAGAGGATTTCGCAGCAAGCTCTTTGACGTTCATAGCCATGTCGGATTGAAGTGAAGCCATTTCCTGAGACATAACAGCGTACTTAAGCTCCTGACTCTGCCATGAAAGAGCTTTTTTTTCTGCATAGTCCTTACCGGACTTTTCTATTTCCATGATAACTTTCCTAAATTTATCCTCGAAGTCTAAGTCCATCAGTCTTTTTCTTTCCCCATGTGGTTTATAATCATCATTCGTTGTCCTGGAGTCTTCTTTTCTTCGGAATCTATCATGGCTTTTACAATCTGGTAGTAAGTACCGCCTTTTTTAGTGTGATACTCTAGCCAATCAGCGTAGGTCGTTCCTTCAAATAGTTTAAACTCCATAAACTTTTTTGAACTCCTTACGTTTATATAGAAACAACTCGAAATACTTGTCTATATCACTCGATATAATCGGCTTGCTAAATCCCTGCTCGGTTTTGTCGTTAAGGGGAATTATAATCATCTGCTTGACTTCTTCTTTGCTGGCTTTGGCGTATGCGGACATTTGCATAAAGTTCTTTGTTTTTTCTTGGGTTCGCTTGATGTCAAAGATTGAAGGTATTCCAAGGTAGAGTCCGTAACCATCAGGCAGACCTGCGTACCGTTCTTTGTCATTAAAAACTTGTTCACCATTCTTTAGTTTCTCCATTGGGTACTTATTTAGGAACGCTAGGAAATCCCACCCATCTAGCGATAATTGAAGGCTTCCGGTCTTTAGGATGAACAAATCGGCGGTAGTTCCTTCAATATCTTTTGGGTTTTTCCACTGTCCTGTAGTGATATACTCGGCTACCTGAGCGTGAATTATGTTTCCCTGGCTAGCGTATTGTTTTAGCTCGTCATCAGCTATCAGGAAATCCGAATCATAATTTAGGATACTGGTTACGCTTGGGTACTCTTGACCGTCTTTTAGATAGAATCTAAAGTCCTTTCGGTCATTTTTAATCTTTACAATTTTTTCCTGTTCGGCTACATTGTCGAACTTGTCTCTACATATTCGGTAAAGTTCTTCTTGCATGACTTCTACTGCTAACGTGACTTCTTCTTTGGTATCCACTTCAAACTCCACCTCGGCATTGAAGCTAGGACGGGAATTTTGGAACGAGCCTGTAGGTATAACACCTTGAAAGCCACTAGATACCTTAATCTTGTGTTTCATGTACCAACTCCTTCGCTTTAGATTTCATCAGACAAAACTCCGCATGAGACATACACTCCGCTTCCCATAACTTTGTAAACATAAATCCGTCACAGATACGTCTCGCCATAAAGAAGTGTTCGTGGCAAGTTTCGCAACGGAAATGCTTAAATACTTCCCACCTACCGAAGTTTAGGATTGTTCTTATTGTCATTTTTTTTCTTCTCTTCTTTTAGGTCAACAGACTTGTCCAAAATCCATCCCTTTGTCTTGCATTTATCCGAACAATAATCATGCCATTTAGTGTTCTTTACGAACTTAATCCCACAGAATTTACACCTATCAACATTTGAGAGACTTCCCATATATCCTATTTAGCTCCTTCCTACCAGTAAACTTAAGATAACGTAAGTATACGGATACTATAAAAGGAAGTCAAGAGAAATCTTTTCCCTCAAACTCCCGAATCTTTTCGTTGTATTTAGATTTTGCTACGAAATCACTTTCTGGGATACAGGCTAAAAACTTCCTGAGATTTGAAACTACTGATTTGTTTTCGTTCTTTATCAGGAATTTATTATCAAGGTATTCTTTAATATCAGACATTAACCAGAAACTATTCGGCACTTCTTTCTTTTCATATATGTCCATCGAAGCATAATTACGGTATCTATCCGGTGGAGTAGGATAAGGCTTTGGGTAAATTTCCGAAAAGCACTCTAAGTACCAGTAGGCACATTCCGTGTCCAATTCAGTCATAGTAATTTCACGATTGGCATATTGAGTCGAAAGCTGTTTCATCTTCTCGTTTGGAAACTCCATTATCTGTGTCATTTTTTCATCAGCTCCGCTATTTTGTTTTGTGTTTCATTTACTGGGTTTGAAATCGGGGATATAATCCAATCTCGCCAGTTATTAAACCAAGTCGATCCATTTTTAATATAACCTTTTTTAACTCTATCGCTGGCTAGGTAATTTTTTAGGGCCAGCTGGATATCGTCACGGTCTTTGTCGCTAGTGACCGACTTTAGAAAATGAACAACAGCTGACTTTTTGCCGTCTTTACTAGGATACTTACTCCATAAAAAATCAAACAACTCAAGATCACTTGTATTATCTTTACTTAACTTATCTTCTATTATATTAGGGTCGAGGCTTCGTCGAACACTCGTCGAACACTCGTCGAGTTGAGGCGGTGTTGGTAGTTTGCTAGGAGTTGGTCTGTCTATCCTCTGATATTTATTAAAGTTACGAATATATCCATATTGCAAATATTCATGTTCATACCACAAAACCTTACTTCCAATATCCATTTTAATTTCTTCAAAATCTATCTTTTCGTCATAAGGGAATATTTGAGCCTTTAGGAGCGATAGATTTGCTTTGAACCTACCGCTATCATCAGCAAAATTCCATAAACCGATGTAAAATAATCTGGAAGCAAATCCCCAATTCCCAATAGCCTCATCAGTCCAAAATTCAGGGTCTATCATTCTTTTTCTTGGCATAATTACCTTTCGTAAATAAAATTGCCCCACCTGCTGACCGATCAGAGTCTGACCTACTTTGTAGGTGTGTGGGTTTCACAGGCAGATGGGGGTAAAACTTCCTAATGGGATTTTTTATTTCAGGCATGAAAATACCCACATCTTTTTTCTGATCGGATTTTTATTCATGCGAGAATTCTACGCCTAAAAACTTTTCATGTCAAGCTTATTCGTTTTTCCCTTTAAACATTCCCATCTTACTTTGGAATTTGCTATCACCTCTAACACGGGGGGCTTTATCTTTCTTTGGAATTTCCGTAAGCGATTTGTGCTTATCACACCGTCCTCCTCCGGTGTATTTCATACATAAGCCTAAATTTACTCTTCGGAAATCGCAAAAGTTATTTGTCATTCAGCTTGCCCTTCCTTTTCAAATAACACTTCGAGTTATACCTTGCCTGCCTAACCCTGCACTTCTCGCACAAGCCCTTCGCTGGCTCATTGCACCCCCCATTAAGACATAATCCCTTGAGAGCTTTGTTAATCCTATACCTGACTATGTAGCAATACCCTGCCCGACTCATCTAGTTCTCCGCTCATGGGTATCAAGCACATAGTTTACCTGATTGAGTAACCCAATAGCCTTCTTAATCTGTTCTCTGGTGCTGTCAGGATGGTTTTCAATCCTATCTTTCAAATTACATATTAAAACGTATAAAGTGATGTTGTTCATACTTTCACCCTATCTTTCTTGGTGCAATTTCTTTGAGCAGTCCAAGTGGACTTGAATGACTCCTCATAACTCAGCCCCTGGTTAACCCCATCCTGTATCATGTCTAAAACCGTCTCTACTCCATCATTAAACGCCTCTGTAAGTGTCATGTGATAATATCTCCTTTTTCGTTGTAGTATTCCTCTCTAATTATATCTACGCTAAAATCCCTATTACACGTATCACACGTTCCCGATAGGTAACATGGATGGTCACCAAGATTTTCTAGCTGTTGTCCTGTGGAATTACAAAACGGGCATTTTATGTCCATCATTGGCAATCTGTTTGGCTCTGACATGATGTCTCCTTTCAGATACTTTTTTAATGCTAATTCTGTCAAAGTGTTTTCTACAACACGCTGTCGAACAGAACTGTTTTAATTTATTCCATGTGAATGATGTTTTCCCACATTCTCTACAAATAAATTCTATGTCATTTTTGCTTCTAAATACTTTTAGAGATTTTATAATATTATCAAGCCTCCCATCTTTTTTCATGTGACATTTTCGACATAGCCACTCATAATCATCTATATCACGTTTATACTCTTGGCTTATATTCGCCAAATCATAAGGAGTTTTCAACCCGCAACATTCACATAATTCAGGTTTTGGCTTATTGTATTTTACCCATTGGTGCAAACTGATATAGCTAACACTATCTCCTTTCCACATACCATTATTGTTTCCAACATTAATACCCTTTATTCCAGTCATTCCTCAAACTCATCTCTGCATATTCTGCATACACCTTTCTTGTCAAGATCGTGTCCGTCCTCTTCGCAATTCCAGCAAGCCCTTTCTATATCCTTATTCGATACCCCCCACGGAAGATTATCCATTTAAACCTCCTTATAAAAATGTGTTTGGCCTATGTAACAAGTCTCCCTCATCTTAAACCGCCAAGCCATACGACTTGGTTTACAGTGTTTTAGGTCATAATCCGAGAGCCAATGCGTAGCACCTTTGGTTATATCCTTCGTAAAGGCACTTTTTACCCATGTTTCCTTCGTTTTAAGCCACTCTTTGATTGGGATTGGTCTATCTACACGCAATCCGTAAACGCCTCTTAAATCGCCTATTTTGACGTATCTATTGCGTAATGCGTGGCACATGGCATCAAGCGATACTGAGTCATGCAATGCTTCATTGTATACTGCCTTAACTGCTAGATTGTCCGGTATCTGCCCCGCTAACGCCAGCTCACATCTCGCCAAGCACAAGGCAAGGCATAGAATAATAGCTCTCATTATTTAACCCTCTTATAAAACTCTGCCAGGTCTTCGTTACTCATAATCGCCTTAAGAGATTCTAAATCCTTCTGCTTATCCCTTGCCACCGTTCCCAGGTAATACCCTCTCTCAAGGCATATCGCTAGATTGACGGCTTGGGTTAGTGTTTCGCTTGTCATGTTATTCATACCTCCGTTGTTGTGGTGGTGGTTAAGCCAGTATTTCGTAAGGGTCATAAAAAACTATGGCAGTTTTTGTCCTAAATACCATAGCTTCCATTAATTGCTGTTCTTTGCTGTATGTCCATAATTCCCCATGAGAGATTAGCCAATCAACACACTGGTCAATCGTGGTAAAACTTTTAATTGTTTTCATTTTCACTTCCCTCCTCGTTTGTGTTCGTGATTAACTTCTCCCCGCCTTGATATTATCCCCGTGCCTCTTCTTCCTATTAACATAATCAACCCCACGTTGAACTACGGTTCTAGGCACTCTAATGCCCAATTCTCGCATTGTTAGAGTAGCAAACGCTTCGGCTCCTGCTTCACGCTCAAAGCTTCGCTGTCCGATCTCATCATTGATACAGTGCCCGATCTCATGCAATCCCCGATGTAGAGATTTCCGTTGAGCAATTTGACTATCAAGGTGAACCGTCTTTTTATCCTTATTCAAAACAAATCCACGCTTATGTCCTCGATACGCTTCACATCCTTTGCACCAATTCAATCCATGTTTCTTAATTTGATTCTCGAATATCTCTTTGAACATTTTCGTCTCCTATTTAAATACCCCTTTAGTATAAAGGATAAGATTTAATAAGTAAAGGATAATATATAAAATAATTTAAGCCTCAAAAATAGTCGTTGACATACCCTACCAAAAGGGTTATATATAATAATATGCTCACTACATTGGAAGCTAACTTCGTTCAAGAGTATAAGCAAGTCGGAAGTCCCACCAAAGCACTTCGCAATGCAGGGTCTAAAGCCAAAGAAAGCTCTTTACCAGTACTAGCTTATAGATTAATGAGAAAGCCTGAGATTAAAAAAATCATTGATGACTACACTGTTAATCTTGTTAATGAGGTGGCAAAGCCCGTGTTATCATCTGTCAACCCTATGATAACTAACGTCAATCCTATTAAGGTTATTAATATACCTACTCGTGAACAGTATGCAGAAACAGCTTGGAAACGCTCTAGTGATGAGAGTAAACTCAAGGACGATCTTAAACATAAATATTATGAGACGACTGGCAAGGTATTAAAGTATATCGGAAACGATGCCGGAGACACGCAGCAAGGTAACACATTCAATGTGATGTGTGCCGAGTTGAGAATCAGTCTCAATGCAGAAGGTCGGCCAATACTTGAAGAGATCGGCGCAGTCCATCCATCCCTCCCGCCAAGCAATACACCATCTGTACCTATTGATAATATACCAAATAACAATATGACTAATAATCAAATTGATTTGACGCATGAGAATAAATCCAGTGACCCAGCCACCGAGTAGGCACACCCCCAGCCGGGGGGGAGTTATAAGTATAAGACCCCTCACTAAATTTTTTACCATTTTAAACTATGTTAAGAGTAAGTCGAAAGGTAGTTATGCAGCAACTTCTTGAGTTGGTGATTATTTTCAAAGACAACTCGATGGTTTTGCAGCTTAACTCTGGCTCTGAGGAAACAATCTTAAACTTAATAAATGATTCTGTCAGAAAAGTATGGGAAACAAAAGAAGTAGTCTTTATAAACTTTGACGCTGCTTCTGGAAAATCAATGGTTATCGCAAATTTAATTCTAGGTTACTATGTAAGACCTTCTTCTGAATCAGCAAATGAAGATTTTAAAAAGAAAATAATAGAATTGACTGAGAGACAAGTTAATGCTGCAGAAAAACAAATTGGGGAAAATGAGGGATGGAAACAATAATGGAAGGCGTCTCTGAGGTCGTCCTTGTCCGCTTCAATCCTGCGCAAAATTCTACCCTAGAAAACAATCTCAAAGAGTTTTATCACCTTGAAGTCTCTCCGAAATGTTCCAAAGACCTATTCGTGACCAAAGAGTCCTACCAGAAATTCCTCAATGGGAAAATGAAGGAGAGGACACCCTACGAACCAATTAAAAGTCTTGAGAATAACTTCTCATCCTTCGGGTTTGACGAGACCAACTATCCCTTTTTAGTTTCTTATACCAAGATTCAGTTCAAGTTTCCATCAGGTCGCACAATGTCACTAACAGAATACTTAGATAAGCCTAACGGCATTACAAAATCGGTTGAGCTTGTGGACACTGGTGGAACAAATTTGAGTTTAACCTCATACATCCAAGCCGAGGGAGAAGTGGTTGACCGTTTCCTCGCAGAAATCTTACAGAAGGAGAAAGTTTAATGGGAGTCTTAGGAGCAGGGTACAGCTTTGGTGCGACCGAACAATGTACAGCGGCAAAATTCGCTACTTTAGTCAATTCTGGTACTGTAGGTTCGATAGTAAACGCCGATATAGACGCTGCTGCGGCGATAGCCAACAGTAAACTTAACCTAGCCTCTATCGCTCAAGCTGTTGCGTTGACTGGGGGGCTAACCTTAAGTTCAAATCCTCTTGTAATGACTACTCAGCCAGTCAATATGGCAAAGGGTGCAGATATTGCCTCCGCAACTCCAGACATCGGGGCGGCGACTGGTAATTATATTGATGTGACAGGGACTACAACCATCACTGCTTTAGGAACTGTCCAAGCTGGAACACAACGAGTAGTCAGATTCACCGGAATCCTTACCCTTACCCACAATGGAACAAGTCTTCTTCTACCCACAGCCGCAAACATTACTACAGCTGTCAATGATGTAGCTGGCTTTGTCTCTCTAGGCTCAGGAAACTGGAAGTGCCTGTGGTATCAACGCTATGATGGGACATCTTTGGTTGCGTCTACTGCCGCAACAGCTCTTTCTGGGAGTGTGATTCAGGTTGTTAACACTGAGACTGGAGCTGTCGCTTCCGGAACAACACTTATTCCTCTTGATGATACAATTCCTCAGAATACCGAAGGCGACCAGTACATGACATTGGCTATTACACCCAATGCAACTACTAATAAATTAAAAATTCATGTAGTTTGTGTTTTAGGGGCTAGTAATGGAAGTGGTAGTTTTGCTGTATGTTTGTTTCAAGACTCGACAGCGGGTGCTTTAGCGGTAGTTTCTGCGGTAGACCCCTCTGTTAATAATTATAACAACACAGTAGCTTTTACTCATTATATGACAGCTGGAACTACCTCATCTACAACTTTTAAAGTTAGAGCTGGATTATTTTTTGCAGGCACATTAACTTTTAATGGGGTAGCAAGTGCTAGAAAATTTGGTGGAGTCATGGCTTCTTCAATTACTATTGAGGAAATAAAGGCTTAAGTGGTAAAGACAAAACTAGACCCAGAGTTTAAAGCTAAAGTTAAACAGAAGTATAAAGACTGCTTCTATTCAACTGAGGAATTCTGCAACTTCTTTCTAAAAGATGATGTAGAGGACAAGGTGGATTTTACTGTCCCTACCCGCAATCATCGAATTATTAAAGATGTACCAGAATTCCAATCCAAGATATTTAAGGAACTGGATAATATCTGGGACACCCATAGACTCGCTCTCGCCTCTCCTCGTTCGTTTATGAAGTCCACGACCTGTTCTTTCGAGTTCCCACTAAAACTCGCCTGTTATGGAATTTGCAAGGAAATCCTCATTGTCTCAAACAGTGAGAACCTAGCTATCAACTTCCTTCGCCTTATTAAAATCAACCTAGAATCCAATGAGAGAATCATTCGCTATTTCTCCCAACTTTGGTCAGATAAGTGGACGGAGAATCACATTATCTTGAAGAACGGAGTGAGTATTCGTGCGGTTGGTTGGGGTGCGCAGATAAGAGGTTTCCGTCCTGACCTCATCATCATGGACGATATTGAAAGTGATGAGACTGTAATAAGTGAAGATGTCCGAAAGAAGATGAAAGAATGGATATTGAAAGCCGCTATCAACTCTCTCTCCATCTATGGCAACATGGTTTGGGTAGGAACTCTCATCAACCGAGTTTCTCTCCTACACGAATGGATACACACTCCCCCTAAAGGATGGAAGTGTCTTTTCAACCAAGCCTACAAAGATGGCAAGCAGGAAAAAGGTATGGAACTCTGGCCTGATGTCTGGCCTCACGAAAGACTCCAACAGAGAAAGAGTGAGATTGGTTCAGCAGCCTTCTCTTCTGAGTTTATGAATGACCCTTTACCCCCAGAAGGAAATGCCTTCAACCCTTCGACTTTTGAGTATTATGAAGAAGAAGAGATTCCAAAGGATTATGGTGTCTACATCGCTATCGACCCTGCGTTCTCAGAACTCAAGACCGCAGACTATGGTGTAATCATGGTAGCTTTTCACACATCAGATGACAGAATCTATATTCACAGTTACTATCGCCAACACACCAACTCCCGCAAGATGATAGATGAGTTTGAGAGAATCTATAGAATCTATGCTTCAAGAGTACGAGCAGTAGGAATAGAAGAAGTTGGGCCGCAGAAATCCTTCTACCAACAATTAGTGAGTGAGATAAATCAGAAGGGTCTCTATCCACCCTTCCAGAAACTCACAGGAATGATTCAAACCTCAAGAGGGGTAGCTCACAAGAAGGAACAGAGAATCATTTATAGTCTCCAACCTCGTTTCGAAGCCCACAAGATATTCTTAAGACAGGAACAAACAGACCTCATAGACGAGTTAATCTTATTCAGTGAGTCTGGAAACAAACATGACGATTTAGTTGACTGCATGGCTTATATAACTTCCATGCTTCAACCTTTCTCGGATTACTCGGAAGAATCTCAATCATTCAGCTTTGAAAACGAGCCTTTTATCGAAGAAAGAGGCGTAACAGGTTATGGAGAGAATAATGGCAAAGAAAAAGTCTTACAGTACTACTAATCAAACTGCTATCTCACCTCCAGTCATAGGTCAGATAACCACCGAGGCAACTCAGGTTGATTCAAGCAAGCCTTATGATGAAGTCACTAAAGACTTACTTAGCTACATAGCAGACGCAAATAATGTAAAGTCCAAGTGGTCACAGAAACTAGACTTCTATTATCGCCTTCGCTATAGACTCCGTAGGAATAAAGACTGGCCATTTTTTGGGTGTAGTAATCTGGGACTTCCAACCATCGAGAAGTTCTTGCGCAAGATAAAGGCTAATCTCTTTAATGTGATTTGGGGGATTAGACCTCGCTCAATCATTATCCCTGAAGGTGCGAAGTCCTTTGACCTTGCCATGCGTATGGAACACTATCTTGATTGGTTACTTGAAATCAAGATTAAGTTCGCCAAGAAACTCTCTATCGCCCTAGACAAGATGTTGGAAAAAGGCTTTTGTGTCCTTGAACCTCTTTGGGTAATTAAGGACGAAAAGAGAAAGTTCGACATAGACCTGCAAGGTCTCCCTAAAGATATGTTGTCTCTTATCTTCTCCGCAATAGACACCGAGGACGAAACAATCATAGGTCAGATAGCCAATATGTTTGGCATAGATATGAGCGAGACAGTCAAGGAAGAGAATGTTGCCTCGATTAAGGCCGCCCTTACAAAACTTCGTAGCGGTCAGGATAAAGTCCAAATCACCGTAGCAGACGAAACCTATAACAATGTGGATATTCTAATCCACGACCCAGAGAACGTATTTGTACCTGCAGACTCAGGAATAGACCCTCAAGACTGCCGCTTTGTCGCTTATGAAGTTTATGAGTCTTGGGACATAGTAAAGCAGAAAGCAAACTCTGGTATCTACGATAAGGAAGCCTTTAGTGATATGGAGTCCTACAAGGAAATAGGAAAGACCACACCCTCTCAAGGCAAGGACTCTTTCAACCCTTCTCGCACTACCGACATTCTTAAAGACCAACGTGAGGGAATAGAACGGGCGAACAATCAATCAAGGGCAGTCAAACTTTATCGCACCTACGCTTGGTATGACCTTGATGGAGACGGGATAGAAGAAAGAAATGTCTTTATCCTAGCCCCAGAATGGAACAAGTGTTTGAAAGCATTTCCATTCCCATACTCTCATCGTAAATGGCCTTGTATCCGACTAGACGCAGAAGTCACGGATGACCGTTGGTACTCTCCTCGTGGTATCCCTGAGATGCTTGAGGACATCGCCAAAGAGATTGACACCCAACACAACCAGAAGATTGACCAACAGACTATCCGAAACGTACCGATGTTCGCCTATCGCTCAGGCGTAGTCAACTCTCGCTTTGTTAAATTTATCCCAGGTCAAGCTGTCCCTGTAAATGGACTTACTCCCCTAGAGGACGCAATCAAGGTTCTTAGGAATGAATCGAGTAATGCTGAGTATTCTTATCGAGATGAGGAGATGTTGCTTAAACTTGAAGTCTCCGAACTTTACGGGGTAACTGATTATGGCACACAGTCTGTAATCAATAGGAGACAACCTCGTACTGCTTCCGAGGTCATGGCTCAACAGCAATCTGGTTCTGTCATATTCTCTCTTGACAGTTTACTTCTCTCAGACAGTATCTCAGAACTCTTTACCCAAGTAGTCGGTCTAACCCAACAATATCTTCCTGATGAAGTATTCTTCTCAATCGCAGGAGAAGGTGCTTCGGCTAAACTTACAAGAGAAGAAATTCAGGGAAGCCACTTAATCAGAACTCGTGGTAATGACATTAACACCAACGCCCAGAAGAGACTTGAAATGGCACAGGCTAAAATCCAGATGTTAGCCAATCCATTCGCAATCCAATCAGGTATGTACACTCCCGTCAACCACTACAACGCCATGAAAGAATATTTACAGTACACAGGTGACGCAAACTGGCAAGCCAAAATAAGTATGCCTCAACCTCCCCCACCCCCTGCTCCGCCGCCAGCCATCACAAACATCAAGACCAACTTTGATGAGTTGACTGACATTGAGCAAGCTCAAGTCTTGGCTTCGGCTGGGATTAAACCCGATATGCAAGGTAGGCTCATGCACCGCCAAGAGGACATTGTAGAGAAAATGTCCGAACCTAAACCTCAAACCAACGGAGCTTCGAGTGTCAAATAAAACAGAGATGGAACAGGTAATGATGGAAGCCGCCCAAATCGAGGGTATGACAAACTCCGAGGGGTGGAAGATACTTCGTAAGTATCTCGACAACACTATCAAACTCTCCCATGATACTTGGCTATATACTTCTGACAAGAAAATAGGCGAGGACTTGAAGCGTAATGCTAGAACTTATCACGCCATGATAAACCTCGTAGAGAACTTCAAAGAAGAAGGTAAGAAACTCTTTAACCTCTGGGCTAGAGCGCAAGGGTTTATTCCCTCGGTAACTCTTGATATGGACAACGAATCACCAAAAGTGGAGGAAGATTAAATGGAGAAGATGAAGAGTTCTATGAAGACCAAAGACATGCACAAAGAAGGTGCGAATGGCGGGGACATAACTAATTGTAAGAAGATGGATATGTCCACTACCGAGTACAACAGAAAGTGTGGCTCTGACGGTTTCTCTAAAAATGGCGGGAAATGTTAAGTGCCTATTCCTGGGGCTACCTATAGATTTAAGAAAGGAAAGAAGGGAAAGTCAGTCAGATTGGCTTTTGTTAAAGGTAAAGCGGTAGAAGCCACTCCATTTAAGAAGAACACTAAAGGAATTTTGAAGAAGTCTGGTTCGCCATCTATGGTCTCTATGGCGAAAAAGGCGTTTGGGATTTAGAGACTAAAAACCAAGGGGTTCTCGCTGCTTGAAGCTAAAGCCCCCAAGGAGATGGAAATGGATAATGAACAAAAACAGGACGCACAAGTAGACCCGTCCCCTACACCAGAATCACAAACAGACGCTAATAAATCCGAGAGTCAGGAAACAGATTCGTCTACTGTTGATACGACTCAGTCTCTCCCGTCCCAGCAACAGGACGCTAATAAAGGTGCAGACCCGAATACTGGGCTTCCCCCTAAAGACAATCTGTACGGTGAATTTCGCCGCAAAATCTTTGAGGAGATTGCCCCAATCATTCAAGGGTCAGTTAGAGAGGCGATGCTTGGAGTTCAGGGTCAACAGCAAACGCAAGTCCAAACACCGGAACTTAAGTATCAGGGGAAATACTCTACAAATGACCTAGAAGCAATTCTTCGTCACCCTGATGCTATAGAATCCGATAAGCTATTCGCTACGAGAGGTCTAGCTTATATTGAGGCTCGTCAAGATACCATGAAGGACATCGACCAAAAACAGGAGAAACAAGTCAATCAATCCCGTCAAGGTCAAGCTCTTCAGGGTATTGTCTCCGACTATCCTCAAGTCTTTAATAAGCAAACGAATCAGTGGAACTTTGCTGACCCGTTATGGCAAAAGACAATGCAAATCTACAATAACAATGACAGATTAAAGTCATTTGGTAATGAAGGTTTGCGTGTGGCAATGGACTCCGCCTATGCTCAAATGGCTCGTGAAGGACAAGTAACTCTTAAGAAGAAAGAAACTCAGTTAAACTCTAAACAACGAGCCATCGACAAGAACCAATCTCAGGCTCTAACCTCTGGCACCTTAACACCTGTCAAAGACAACGGAGCGACAAGCTCCAAATCCAAAATAATGGAGGCATGGAAGAAAAATCCAGACAGTGAAGATGCCAAGAAAGCCGTATTAAACGGATTAGTTCCGAAGTCGTGGTTCACATAAGAAGGAAATAGAAATGCCTCCTATTACAACTAGATACGATACGACAGCAGGCGCACGGGAAGATGTTCTCGATGCGATTATGCAGTTGTCCCCAGAAGAAACGCCGTTACTGTCCCGCTTGCCCGTTTCAAGTGCCCGTTCAGCTTTCCATTCTTGGCTGACTGACACCTTAAACTCCGCAACCGCAACAGGTGGCGCAACTCCTGAAGGTGCAACTGCACAGGCTCGTGAAACAGGTGATAGAACTCGTCCCCTGAACTATACCCAAATCACTACCTACACCATTGATATTTCAGGCACTCAAGAAGCCTCTTCAATGTACGGGTTGGAATCTGAGTATAGTTATCAGCTTGAAAAAGGTATGAAGATTTTCAAACTGATGCAGGACCAAATCCTCTGGCTTTCTACCTCTGGGTCTGGGTCTGGTACTGGGACTGCTCGTTCTCTCACGGGTATCATTGATGTAACCCGAACCAATCGTGTGACTGGTTCTGGTCAGTCATGTGCCTTAACAGAAACGCTCTTTAACAACCTCTTGCAGTCTATCGCTGAAACAGGCGGTGGAACTCCGAACATCGTGTTCGCAAAAGGTTGGAATAAGAGAAGGATTTCTCAGTTTGCTACAGCAAATACGAGAACCTTAGAAGTCGGTCAGTCTGGTAAAGTTAGTAACCGAGTCGATGTGTATGATTCAGACTTCGGTACGCTAGAAATCATCTTCGAGCGGTATATTCCTGCCGCAACAGTCGCAGTGATGGATATGAAGTCATGGGCAGTTGCCTACCTTCGTAGACCGTTCATTCTGCCTCTGTCAGTCATTGGTGATAGCAAACGTGCTGAAATCATCGGAGAATATACGTTGGAGTACAAAGCAGAACCGCACAATGGTCTCTGCTCTGCCTTTACTACTTCGGGTTCATAAAGTAGTGAGCTTGCTGGCTCCCTCATATATAAGAACCAGCACAATTTTGGGAGGCTTATGGAATTTCAAGGGTTAGAAGAAGTCATAACGGAAGAAAATAAGAAGGCTGAAATAACTTATCGTAAGAATCACTTTAAGATATTGGCAGACCTCTTTCGTGATGGAACCGCTGATATATCCAATGACCCAAAGTGGGTCGCTATGCTCAACAAACCAAGAGGGTTCGAATCTAACCCAAAACTTACTCTTGAACAATACATGAATCTATTTCCAGAAGACTGCCAAGACGCCATGCAAGCCGCAAAGTACAACAAAGATAGTTTGATGAATGATGGGATAAACCGAAAGTCCCTTGCTTTCTATAGTTTCTTGGGTTGTCCACCCGATTGTATCTCCAAACTATTTGGAGAGGTCTACCCAGAAGCAGGAGACCGTAAAAAGGCATGGTATAGATTCTTTAAAGAATTTCCTGCGTTTAAAGTAACACAGAGACCTTTATGAAAGTTGACCTAGAACCCGTAGAAGTTCGACACCTTACCTGGCTCAAGAACCTTCGTAATGAACCAGAGGTAATGGATTTCTGTCGTCAACCCTATCAACTCACCTCTCAAAATCAAGAAGATTGGTATAAATCAATCTCCAAGACTCGTGAGATGATTCCATTCATAGTCTCCGACCAAGACCTTGAAAGAGAGAAGCAATGGGTCGGATATGTCGCCCTCTCTCACGTTGACCCTATAGCAGACAAAGCGGAGTGTTCCTATGTCATTCATCCATCTCATAGAGGAAAAGGTTACGGTATTGAGGCTATCTTTCAAATACTTTATTATGGATTCTTCATCTTGGGTCTACAAAAGATTTATTCGGATACTTTTGAGTATAACGGGGAAGAGGTAGAAATAAATAAGTCTTGCGGTTTTACGGTAGACGGATACCTACCTCGCCACTACTTCAAGAGAGGAAAATTCTTGGGTTCAATCCCAATGAGCATATTAAGAGAAAACTTTGAAGCAAAGTGGTCAGATAAACTCTCCAAGATTAAATATGCAGGGAGTAAACCTCTGTGAAAGCATACATCTCTGACTTCAACAATATTCTCTTAAATGTAAGAAGGCGTGTAGAAACTGTCTCTGACCCTCGTCAAGCTGACATTCTAATCCTTTGGCAAGATGTCCGAGGAGCTATGAAAACTCTATGTGATATAAATAAGAACTATACCAACAAACCAGTAATCATAGTCCAACATGGACGAGGAGCGACAAGAGATTATCTGCCTCCAAATAGTTTTCCTCTATTAGCTGACAAGATATGTGTTTGGGGAGAAACAGAAGCTGAGAGAGTAAGACAAGCTGGCTACTCTAATGACCGCATAGCAATCACAGGTTCGCCGCTAACCTTCTACACTCGTAATCCAATAGCTCGCCAAGATTCTGCCAAGGGTAAGAGGATTATTACCTACACCCCAGTCATTACCTCGCACGAAGAAGTCTTCAACATTGAAGTCGCCCTAGAACTTCGTAAGATTGAGTACACAATCGCCCAAGAAACTTTAAGAAAAAACTATGGTAGTCTCAAGAATATGTGGCACTCATGGTGTGTTGACCCAGAAGTAGCGACAGAAAACCAAATCCCATTTGAACTTCTCCATAAAGACTTCTACCCTATTCACAAGTTGACTGATATTCACGATGAGAAACTCTATCACGGTGAGCACATTAAGACTACCGTAACTCATGCCAAGCACCTTGAAACCTCACATATTATCCTAAGCAACTCCGACTGTGTTCTCGGAATAGAAGAGGGAACCTTTCAGCTTATGGCAACTGCCATGGGTATCCCTACAGTCATAGTAGACGGATTTGAGTACGGCGACTACGGTGGAGTAAAAGATTATAAGGTAGAAAAGATTCACACAGAAGCCACAGCCTTCTGCCAACTACAAGATTTAAGACAAACCATAGAAGATGAACTAAATCATCCAGAAAAGCGCAAAGACGCTCGGGAATCGGTCACAAGAAATGAGTTCGACCCCTACCCAGACAAAGACCCTATTGAACTCATCATTGACGAAGCGTGTAAACTTGTCAACGCCGACATCAGAATCAAATCTCAACTAATGGAGGTAGCCTAATGGCTATTCTACAACTAGGAAACGAATCAGCTACTAATCTAGCTTACGTTTTCTCGAATAAGGCTTTAAAGATTAACCAGGCTTATAGCTGGTATCAACTGGCTTCAGCTTCTGCTACTGCAATCATAGCAGGTGGTCCTGGGATTCTTCACGCAGTAATTTTCAACGATTCAGCAACCGCTACTACAATTATGTCACTCACAGACAGTGCAACTGTTGCTAATCAGATTGGTGATACGAGTGCTGGGTGCGTAGCCCAGTTTGGAACGATTGCCAAGAACCTCTTTCAATTCAACCTAGTTTTCAATAGTGGGTTATGTGTAAGGGTCTCTGGTTCAATCAATCCAACAACCATCATCTATTCACTCGCATCTTAAAAGGAGAAACTAATGTCTATTTTTCAGGTTTCAGACGAATCAGTAGGTAATATCGCAAGTGTCCTATCAAACAAAGGTCTAAAGGTATCTCAAGCCTATAGCTATGTATTCTTAGCTTCAGGTGCGGCGACTGGGAATATCGCCCCAAGCCCTGGGATACTCCATGCTGTAATCTTCCAAGACTCAGCCACAGCTACAACCTATCTAGGGTTGTATGATATGTCTGATACGGCTTCTGCGCAGGTTTTGGGGAATTCTGCCTCCGCAATCGCCGTATTCGGCACTATCACGAAGAATACATTTCCTATGAATGTAATCTTCAATAAGTTGAACTACAGAGTCAGTGGTTCAGCAATAGGGCCAACGACCATCGTTTATTCTTTGGCTTCATAATGACCGTTGAGAACTTCTTTGGGGAATGGAGTATCGACCAAAAAGTCTTTGGGTGGATATTATCCAACCTTCAAAGAGATTCTCACATATTAGAACTTGGTAGCGGGTACGCAACTGGAGAGCTTGCCCGCTACTATAATATGCACTCAATCGAACAAGACAAATCATTTATTGATAATCATAAGTCCCATTATATTTATGCCCCAATAGTCAATGATTGGTATGACATTAAGATTCTACAAGAAGAACTTCCAAAGATTAAATATGACCTATTACTTATTGATGGGCCTAACAGTTGCAACAGGTTGAAATTTATGGATAACATTGGGCTGTTCAATATGTTCGCAAAGATAATCATAGACGATTGCCAAGAAACTCACATAAAAGATATGGCAGATAAGCTCTCTCACGATTTAAATAGGCCAGGAATAATACTATATGGCACTAAGAAAATGGCTATGGTGATAGCATGAGTTTTGCGACAGGAGAAAATTATCCCCCAATCGGTCAAGGACTCTTTAACGCCATGAGACTTGTATTACCTAAAGGTGGAACAGTCCTAGAACTCGGTTCTGGTGATGGAAGCACAACAGAACTTAAAGGTGCTGGTTATACCGTCTACTCAATAGAACACAGCCCACATTATCTCCATAGATGGAACACTCCAGAGTTTACTATTCATGCCCCATTTGATGATACAGGGTTTTATGACATGAACAAAGTTAGAGCTGGTATCCCCAAAAACTATGACATTCTTCTGATAGATGGTCCAGACACAGAGAATAGAGTCATTCGATTCTATGAACACGCCATAGACTCTTTCAACCCAAAAGTCCACTGGTTCTTTGATGATTGGGGAAGTGAGATGTCAATAGGCATCAAAGCTGTGGCGAAGAAAACCGAGAGAGAACTCCTTGTTTTCGAGGACAAAATCAAACAATACGCAGTCTTACTCCCATGCTAAAAGTCTATTTCGCAATCAACGAGTCAGGGGTCAACTACTGGCGTGGAAAGATACCAGCTTGGGAACTCAAAAGACGCAATCTCTGTGATGTCAAGATGTTCAATATCTATGATTACTCACAAGCTCAAGTTGAGCAAGAAATGGGGGAAGCTGATGTAATCTATATGCCTTGTGCCGCAGGTATGGAGGCTCTCTTAGAAATCACCGCTCATATTAGGAATAAGAAAGCCGTAGTGGTTGATTATGATGACAACCTATTTGATTGTCACCCTTACAACCCTGGTTATGCGACTCTAGGGCTTTATCCCGTCACAGTAAACAACTCAGATGGAACGGTAGTGGAACTTTGGAAAGACCAGAGACATGGTTTTTCTCTCCCAGATAACCGAAAACGCTACTATGCCCATATAGACATTCTCCACACAGCCAATCAAGTCACCACAACCACAGAGAAACTCAAATCTGCCCTCTTGGAATATGTCGAGAGAGACACTAGATACTTCAACATAATCCCAAACTCCATAAACTTCGACATCTATAAGCCATTTGAAAAACGTATTCATAGTAGAGATAAGATAAGGATTGGTTGGACAGCCTCGGACTCTCATATCGTTGAAGGCCGATACATCATGCGAGTCCTTAATGAACTCAAGAAACGAAGAAGTGACTTCGAGTTTGTCATATTGGGAAATGTTGAGAAACTTCGCTGGGTTGAAAAAGAGAGTGGGTTTAATGTCGAGTGGCATGAGTTCACCGACATCAATGTTTATCCCTTAAAACTCGCCTCACTTGAATTTGACATTGGCATAGTCCCCCTAGAAAACCATTCATTTAACCTTTGTAAGTCCGCCCTTAAATGGTCAGAGTATTCTGCCATGAAAATTCCATCAGTAGTCTCTAACCTCGCTCCTTATGACTGTGTAAATGACGGGATAGACGGGCTTAAGGCAAAGAGTGAAATTGATATGGCAGATAAGATTGAGGCTTTGATGAATGATTCTATCTTAAGAAACAAGATTGCTACCAATGCTTATGAAAGAAACCGTGCGGACTTCAATATAGAACACACTTGTCTTAAATGGCTTGATGTTTTCGAGAGAGCGCACCTATTGCCTCATCAGGTAATGTACAAAGGAGAACCTTTGAAAACTCTTGATAACAGAGAACTCATACTTAGCGGACAACCAATGAATGTCCATAGAGACTTAAATGGGAAACGATAACAATAAATTTCCAACAGCTTTGCTAGAATGTATTGAGTCAACCTCTAATGGTAATTATTTAAGAGTGGCTGGAGATACTTTTTGGCAACAAAGGCTAATCTATCATTCCGCAAGTGCAGGTGTTGATGGTCAAGTAGAATACATAGGGTTTGCTCGACCAGGCGTAGGCATATCAGCTTCAGGCTGGGCGATTAAACGCCTTACTTATGACGCAAGTGGAAATGTAACCCAAATTACTTGGGCAGGTTCAAGCCTAGCAATTAACAAGATATTTGACGATAGAACGGAATATGTTTATGGGTAAGAAATTTAATCCATTACTCCCATTAGGGTTAGATATAGCAGGACTTACTTCAAGTAGTGGAGGAAGTTTATTCTTAAAACTCGACCAAACCACACCACAAACTATCATAAACGGAACTCCAATATTTAATGCCGGACTTACTTCTAATGATAAAATCAAGTTGTCAGAAATATCAACCCCCGCTACACCATCGGCCAACACTATATTTATATATGCGAAGGATGACGGTTCAGGTACTTCTGCATTTTTTTTCATGGACGATTCGGGAATTGAAACACAAATCGGTAGTGGTGGCGGTGGCGGGGCAACCACCCTACCAGGCTTAACTGACGTAGACGACACCACTGTCAATACAACTTCCGGTCACGTTCTTCGTGCTACAGGGACCACTTGGATTAATGCACAGTTAGCCCACTCAGACCTATCGGGTGTAGGGACTAATACCCACGCTCAAATAGATTCACACATCGGGACAGATATCACAGTCCACGCCTCTGCAACCAACCTTATTCATACAACAGGCAACGAGACAATTTCAAGCGGTGTAAAAACTTTTACGGTTCTTCCACAGTCCTCAACCACCCCCTCGGTCGGAAACGATTTAACAAATAAAACATATGTGGATTCAGTTGCTCTTGGATTGACAGTCAAGGCGGCCTGCCGTGTAGCAACGACTGCGGCCCAAGTGCTTGCCTCGGAATTTGAAAATGGTGATACGATTGATGGAGTGGTTCTTGCTACGGGTGATAGGATATTAATTAAAGACCAAGCAGACCAAACGACCAACGGGATCTATACTGTCAACGCTTCTGGCGCTCCGACAAGGGCCACCGACTACGATTCATCAGCAGAAGTCGGAGCCGGTACTTTTACAAACATCACAGCAGGAACAGCAAATTCCAATAAACAATTTGTTCAAATAACAGCCAATCCAACTTTGGGTGTCAGTAATCTCGTATTCACCCAATTATCTGCCCCACCAACTTACACAGCATCTTTGGGCGTTCAACTTGTCAGTCAGGATTTTAGGTCCAATCTTTCTGCTTCCGGTGCAATTACTTTGAGCGGTAATTCTATGCAAGTAGCTACTGATGGAAGTTCTATTGAAATAACAGCGAACGCTCTAAATGTGAAGGCTCTTGGCGTGACAAATTCCATGCTTGCAGGATCCATAGCCGATTCAAAACTATCTCAGATAACCACAGCTTCTAAAGTTTCGGGTGCGGCAATCACATTATTAGCATCCCTGCCTTCTGGGGCTGGTTTAGTACCAACCGCTAATCTTGGCTCTGGGACTCCAGACGCAACGACATTTCTTAGGGGTGACCAGACCTACGCAGTTCCAGCAGGTTCGGGGGCTGGTATTTTCGCACTAACCTATTCCAAAAATCTCGACACTAGCGTTGCTACCGCTACCATTAGCAATAGTGCCGTTGAAACAACAATTTACAGCTATTCCGTTCCAGGCAATACTCTTAGCACGAACAAGATACTTAAAATAATTGTCTCAGGGACTTATTTGAATAATTCGGGTGCTAATAGAACTGTTACGGTTCGTCTTAAATACGGTGCTACGACAATTATTTCTGCGGTTACAGGTAACATAGGAACCAGTGCCACCACTGGCGAGTTCTATTATGTTTTTTATTTAAACGCTGCCGGAGCGACAAATTCCCAAGAAGCTACATTTGAGGGCAGACATACAAGTGGCGGTGGAACAGCACTAACCTTTGGAGATACGGGGACAGCCGCTATTGACAGTACCTCAGCACAAACACTTTTAGTATCTGCTCAGCTAAGTGCGGCAACTGCTACTCAAACATACACAAAGAAATTTGCAATAACACAACAGGAAAATGGCACAGACAATGTTGGTGCGCCAACCGACGCCTCTTACGTCTGCTTGGCGGCAAATGGGAATCTAACCAATGAGAGAGTTTTAACCGGAACAGCCAATCAAATTGTCATCACAGATAGTGGTGCTGGTGCGGCTGTTACCCTATCATTACCACAGAGTATAGCCACAAGTTCTAACCCACAATTTGCCACTATAGAACTTGGAGCCGCTTCTGACACTACTATGGCTCGTCAAGCAGCTGCGGTGATCAGCGTAGAAAACGAAGTCTTAAACGGATTCACTTCCACTGCCACTGCTGCTGGCACGACTACAATGACGATTGCATCTACGAAAATTCAGCAGTTTACAGGCACTACTACTCAAACCGTAAAACTCCCGACAACAAGCATTGTTAAAGGGCAACAGTATATTATTCAGAATATTGGAACCTCAACAGCTTGTGTAGTAACGGTTCAGTCGTCAGGAGCGAATGAAATCCTTATCCTTGGTTATGGTTGTACAGCCATTCTGACATCTACCCAAGCCACGCCAACAACCGCCGCTCATTGGACTTTTCAGAAAATTGGTAAAAATGGAATAACTGCTACAAATTATACTACCGATACAGGGACTTCTCTGAATTGTGATTATTATGATTATTTTGAAGTTACAGCCCAAGCAGGGGCGTTGTTATTTAATAATCCAACAGGAACTCCAAAGAATGGTCAAACTCTTTGGATTTCAGTAACAGGAACAGCAGCTAGGGCTTTAACTTATGGCACTCAATTTGAATCAAGCGCAGGAGCAGTTATGCCAACTACTACAGTAACAACGGCTATGATAGATATTGGATTCAAATGGAGATCTGATACTTCTAAATGGCATTGTGTGGCGCAAGCATGATTTACATTAGATTAAAAGATTTAGTAAAACCCAGAAAACCAACAGATGAAACTGGTTCTGATGATAATATTATATCAGACTATGGTTTTATTTACCGAATTCCAGTTGCAAATGGTATGAAAGTCCTTGATGTGGGGTGCGGAACAGGGAGAGACTTAAGGTGCATACTCAGAAACTACCCAAATTGTGAATGTGTGGGAATTGACCAATTTAATTTAATACCGCCCGATGAACGACCCGAAATTAAACTTGTTCAAAGTGATGTTACAAAACTTCCGTTTGAAGATAATTATTTTGATGTAGTTTACGCTAACTCTGTCTTTGATGAAATGACGGACGAGCAAGTAAACGCTGTCTTATCGGAAATGAAGCGTGTCGGAAAGGACGTGTGGTATACAGAATTGAATGACGACTTTAAAACCTTTGATACCAAGCACCCGAATTTCCACAAAGAGAAGTTTGCTATCATCGGTAGTCCTCGCACTGGCACAACTCTGCTTCTGAGGCTTCTTAACAAACAGAACGATATATTTTGTGGCAACGAACAACAGAGTCACGATTACGCCAATCATCCCGAAATGATCTATACGCTCAAACCAATCGTGGGATTGAAACTTCCGTTTGGTAGTGAATGGCTACTCCAAAATGATTTCTGGAAAGATAGTCAAATAATATTTACTCACAGAGATCCTGTGGATACTGTTGCTTCTTACGATCTAATGATTATGGGAAACGAACAGAATATGCTCGATAAAATCATTGACACGATAAAGAACTCTACTTCGGACAGTGATTTCTCAAAGACTATGAGTAAGGACTTGGAACTCTTACCAACTTATTCAGACTATCGGGTAGCTTGCGGAGCTATTTATTACAAATGGCTTATGGGCAGGGAGTCACTTTTCCCAAATCGGCTTGATGTTGTGTATGAAGATTTTGTCACTAACCCCAAGCAGACTATTCAAAATATTTGTGATTTTCTGGGGGCTAAAATGAATGACTTTGACTCAACTCAAGTTTTCACTAGCTCAATAGGCAAGGGTTACAAACAGTATTCACCCGAACAAGTGCAACTGATAAAGGATATTTGTGGCTAGTCAAGGACCATTATATGCGGGAACGGTAGCAGATGACGCTACCATCGGAACGACACCGTGGAGCAATCCTACAAACGCTCAAGGCGCAGCTGATGGCGTATTCGCCACAGCTTCTTTTCTAAGCAACGTGGTTACTGATATAAGAGATAATAGTATAAAGATTGTTCAGGGAGGGACTATTGGGGGGACAGACCAATCAGCGGGAGCTTTGTGGTCTCTTACTTTAGCCTATGTTTCTTTTGGAAGTAGCTCAAACTTGTGGGGTTTGACTTGGCAACCAGCAGATATTAATTTGAGTACATTTGGAGTTGCTATGGCTTGTCAGTTTACTAAAGGTGTTCCAAGAATTACGCATTATCTAAAAGCAACAAACTTTGGATTTACCATTCCAGCTGGAGCCACTATTAATGGAATTTTAGTAGAACAAGATAGAAAATATGACTCGGTGTCATTTGTTGCAGGAACACTTATCAGCGCACCTTACGGAGAGATTCCTATTGAGGAATTAGAGAATGGCATGGAAGTCTATGCGTGGGATAAAAATGGCAGAAAGAAAGTTGTTAAAATATTAGCTCTGCGGAAAGGATTCAAGAAGACAGTCATCCTCTCAACGAAATCAAGCCAAGTGGAAGCTACTATCGATCACCCATTTTGGACTAGAAAAAGAGGATGGCAAAAAGCCGAGAAACTCACTGTTTGGGATGAGGTTTCAGTTTATGGAAAGTGGGAAAGATTACAAAAAATAGAACTGACTGGAAAGATAAAGGATGTTTACAATTTGTCTCTGGAATCTCCACACACTTACATGGCTAATGGTTTTGGAGTTCATAATCTTATTACAAGCTCACCGACAACATGGAAGGCTTATGTTGATGCAATACGAATTACAGTAACATACACACCATCTCCAACCACAGGTAATTTTTTTAGACTATTTTAACCAATAAGGAACTTAAATAATGGATAACAATGAAGTGTATAAAAATAGAGACTTAATGCTTGGTGATATACACAGCACAGTTAAAAAACTAGATGCTTGGTGTGATAAACATGAGGAGAAGGATAATAAAAGATTTTTGTTTACCTGGGTAGTGATAGTAATAGTTGCCGCTTGTGCAGGAGTAATTCCCCAACTAGCGGCTTTTGCTTTAGAACACTTTAAATAACAAGGGAGGTAAATCATGTTAAACGGAAAGAAGACGTACATTTTGGTTGGGTTGGCACTGTTGGGTGCTTTCGCAACCTATTCTGCAGGTGTAGTAAACAACGGTTTTGACCTTGGTGAGTTCTGGAAGTTTATTCAGAGCGGAGCTGTGGTTGGTGCATTAGCTACACTTAGGTTGGCTATAGGAAAAAAAGCCTAGACCAGTTAGCTTCTGAAACAAAGAAGATAGCACAACTAATTGGCCTACTAAAAGCTGTCTCAGGAATACATCTTGAGATTGGGAACTTGATAACCCCTGATGGTACGCCTTACAAGGGCTTTAAAGTTACTGTCGGGGGTGTTCAGGGAGAGGTGAAGAGAAGTTATAAAGAAATTGAGGCAATCTTTAAGTCTAACGAGGTCAACTTCAAGACCCATGAGGAGCATACTTCTAGTGGAACCTTTAAAAGTTACTCAGTCAGTACTTGATTGGTTAGACCCAGCGTGGTCTATTTGGGAAGGATGGTAATGGAATCAGATTGGGTCAAATTATGCCCTTATTTAGAGGTGATACCGCCTCACCCCCTTTATTCTGAAAAAGATAATGAAATAAAGGAAATTGTTGAGATAAGAGACTTCTTTACCGAGAGAAACAAAGAGGATTACATGATTCCATTTTTAGACTACTTTCTAAAACTCCCTATGATTCCAAGCGAGAATCAGTCTAAGATACAACAAGTTTTAAAGTCTATTCGCCTTATGAAAGTAGCGAATAAAGTACAGAAATCTTTAGAGGAAATGGGGGTACAAAGTGCCTGAAAAAAGATTTGGTGGTGAGTGGACTAAAGGAGACTCTGGGGTTCCTATTCTTGGTATACAAACATCTGCTTCGGCTGCTGCTGCAAGCAACGGACAATACACACCTTTACAAATTGATGAATTGGGGCAGTTAAGAGTAGCTGCGCAAGTTTCTATTGGGGCAAACTCATCAGTTAATATCAGTCAAGTTGGTGGAAGTACGACTGTAACGGCTTCTGCGGGAATACAGCGTACACAGTCTATAGTTAGTTATGACATTAAGAATATCTATTCTTCTGGTGCGGCTAAAGTTCCTACTTTCTTACAAATCTCAGCCTCGGCAAGTGGGAGTAATGTCTTGATAGCTTCCGCAGCTTCTACAACCTATGTAATATTGGGCTATAACTTAATGTCAAATGGTGCTGTAAACGCCCAACTTTTATCAAGTGCTACGCCTATGGGTGGGATAGTTTATATGCCAACCGCAGGTGTAGGTAAAGTTTGTCCATTCAGCCCAGTAGGTTGGATGATGACTACGGCAGGACATTCACTTAACCTTAATCTTTCCGCTAACATACCAGTTGGCGGTGAGATTGTTTATATAGCAATTTAGGAGAATACATGACCAGATGGGATGTGGATGATGAAAGAGATACTGCCAGACAACTCATTTAACAATGTAGCAGTAGAGTCTGGATGGGTAAAACTATGCCCTTACCTTGAAGTCAGACCTCCACATCCTATGGCAGCAAGTCAAGACATGAATGCCAAAGATGTCATGGAGATATTTGACTTTTACAAGGGAGAAAACTCAGAGAAACCTTTTGAGTCTTTTATGGAACACTTTAAACGTATGCCAGTTATTCCGAGGGCAGGAGAGACCAAACTTTCAAGTTTCTTACGCATGATAAGACTACTTAAGATAGCAAGAAAATCTGGAATGACACCTTACAAAACAACTAGATTTCTTCACAAAGCAGGGATTGAGACATGAAACCGCTTATAGGTTGTATCATTCAAGCTAGACTTGGCTCGACTCGGCTTCCAAGAAAACATTTACTCCAGATAGCTGGGAAACCTCTCTTAGAACACTTAGTCAATAGAGTCCATTCTTCTAAACTAATTGATAAGGTTGTCTTGGCTTGCCCAGAGAACCCAGAATGTTGTCTCAATGAAGAAATCTTTATAGGGAGTGAAAATGATGTCCTTGACCGTTATTATCAGGTGGCTAAGAAGTATAACTTTGATGTTATTGTACGTATTACTGCTGATTGCCCTCTTATTCCTGTTTACGAGATTGATAGATGTATTCAGGCTTATCTCGAATATCATACACACTACTTAACCAATATCCAAACAAGTGGAAGATTTGGATTGCCTGACGGGTGGGACTGCGAAGTTTTCTCATTCCAAGCCCTAGAAATCGCATGGGAGAACTCAGAAGAAAGAGAACACGTTACAACTTATATGAAATCTAATCTAGGTTTTCACCCAGTATTCCTAGACCCAATAAAGTTATCCGTAGACACTCTTGAAGATTATGAAAGAGTAAAAGAGTTTTACCTGTCAGAATGTTCCCAATACCAACTACCTACAACCGAGGGAAGCTATGCTCAATGACAAAACTATACTAATCACCGGAGGAACTGGGAGTTTCGCCACTCACTTTATCCAGTATCTTCTTACCCAATGCACTCCAAAAGCTATCCGTATTTTTAGTAGAGACGAGCATAAGCAGACACAATTCTTGGGGCAATATGGTGGAGTTAAAGGTGAATCAGATATTCCTGTGAGAGGCTTCATCGGAGACATTAGAGACCTAGACCGCCTTCGTATGGCTATGGAAGGTGTAGACATCGTTATCCATGCAGCCGCCCTAAAGCAAGTCCAATCCTGTGAGTATAATCCAATCGAAACTGTTAAAACCAACATCTACGGAAGCCAAAACGTAGTCCAAGCCGCCCTAGATTGTAATGTAGATAAAGTCTTAGCTATCTCAACGGATAAGGCAGTCAACCCGCTCAACTTGTACGGTTCGACCAAAATGGTCATGGAAAGGTTGGTGATAAATGCTAATGCTTATAGAGGGAAAACTAAAAGAACTAAATTCTCCTGTACTCGGTACGGTAATGTCGCTGATTCAAGAGGAACGGTCGTACACATCTGGAGGGAGCAGATTAGCAAAGGTAAGCAAGTTTCAGTCACGAGTTGGGAGGCTACGAGATTCTGGATTACAATGCGAGAAGCGAATCAGTTTGTTCTTGAGGCTATTCAACTGATGGATGAATTGGATGGAGGAGAAATCTTTTGTCCTCGTATGCCGTCAGTTAATATCCAGACAATTTACTCTGCTTTGGTTCCGAAAGATTACCCTACAAATACAATAGGAGAACGTATAGGAGATAAACTCCATGAGGATTTAATAAGGAAAGAGGAGCTTCCTTTCACTACTCTCTATAAAGGCCATTATGTTATTATGCCTCAAGAACCCTCTTGGCCTTATAGGAAACCTCTTATTATTTCACCAAACGTCAACCCAAGCGAATCACTAAACAGTGGAAACAATGACAGATACCTTGATGCAGAAACAGTCGGACAAACTCTCAAAGCGAGCGTTTAAGAGTATAGTTAGTCAGACGCAGACTTACTCCAAACAATCTTGCCGCTATGTAGAAGGGGTCTACCCTCAATACGCCACCTTCGGCTCTGGGGCTTTGCTTTATGATACGAATGGGAACTCATTTGTTGACTATGTTTGTGCGTTAGGCACGAATATTCTAGGCTACGCCAATCCTAAAGTAAACGAGGCCGTTATAAACCAGATTAAACAAGGGACTCTTTACTCTCTTCCTCATCCTAGCGAAATCCATCTAGCCGAGAAGATTAAGTCTATGATACCTTCAATCGAATTACTCCGCTTCTTAAAGTCTGGGAGCGAGGCTGTCTCGGCAGGAGTTAAGATTGCGAGAGCTTATACAGGGCGAGATATAGTCCTATCAAACGGTTATCACGGTTGGCATGATTGGTCTACTCCTATTACAGAACAATCTCTAGGAACTCCAAATTCTTTTGAGTCAACCATCATTAAGTTTAATTACAACGATATTCAAGACCTTGAGCAACTCTTAGCTCATAACAAAGTAGCCTGTGTCGTCCTCGACCCCTACATCTTTGACAAGCCTGATGACCTATACCTAAGTAATTTAATCAAGATTAGTCATAAGCATGGGGCACTTGTCTTATTTGATGAAGTAGTAACTGGAATACGATGGGATAAGTATTCAGTCCAGAACTCTTATGGAGTTAAACCCGACCTCACGGCTCTCGGTAAGTCTCTCGCTAACGGCTTTGCAATCTCATGTATTGGTGGGAAAAAGAAGATTATGAAAATGTTGGATAGTGGTTGTTTTGTATCCTCGACTTATGGTGGAGACTTGGTGGGAATCTCTGCGGCGATTGCTTGTCTTGATATAGTTACTTCTGAGAATGTCCCACAGCAATTAGCCGAGTCAGGTTCTATGCTTCTCGAAGGACTAAAAGAAATAGGGATACAATCTAGCGGGACTCCGTTCAGGCAGAGACTAGACTTTAAGACCCTAGAACACAAAGCTCTCTTTTGGCAGGAATGTGTCAAGCGTGGAGTATTCTTTGGCGGTGCTCAACACACATCATTCGCTCACTCAGAAGTCTTAATTAATAAGACAATCGACATAGCCAAAGAAGCTATGGATGTATGTAAACTTTATGATGATAACCCTAAACTTGCTTTAGAGGGAAAGATGCCTAAACCAGTATCCACTATTCAAAACTTGAGGTAACTATGAACAATAAAAGGTTCTCAGATATTTATGGTGCGGTTCAGTCGGAAACTCGTGATACCTCATCCTCATTCCAAACTATCGCCAAAAGGTATTGTAATGATGGGTATGAAGAAATATTAAGGAGACTTATTCAATCGAATGTAGTGGAGCAAAATAGGACATTCTCTCTTACTACAGTGGCTGGAACACGTTCTTACACAGCTCCCTATGATATGGGTGAGGTAGTCTATTGCTTGGACACTACTAATGGAAAAGAAGTCTCCGTTGGAAACGAAAATGATATTTACTCTAAATATCCAACAGCTATCAATACCACAGGGGTTCCATTCTTAATCGTTCCCAGAGCAGATAGTAATTTGAGGGTTCAACCTTTAGTTCCAAATACGATTAGGATAGGTTCTGACTCAGCTTCTGATACCACCCAATCTGTGTTCTTAAGAGGTATCTCTGGCTCGGCAGAGTTTTATGAGTCTGTAGGATTGAGCGGAACGACTACAGCAACCTCTGTAAATAGTTATGATTATCTCTTGGAAGCTATTAAGTCAGCCTCTACGGTCGGGAAAGTAACAATAACCTATATCACAGACGCTACTATAGCATCTTTAATCTCCCCAGAGTCTTTCTTTGAGAGATATAAAGTCTTAGAGTTCTACTATGTCCCTGCTGGCTCATATACTTACACCATTCGTTACCGTAGACAGATTAAACCCATGTCTCAAGATAATGACATACCTATCGTAGACGTAGCCCAAGGAATAGAGTTCTTCGGTATCGCAAGGGCGTGGGAATATAAAAGACAGTTAGCAACAGCAACCTATTTTATGAACAAGTTCGAGACTTGGTATACTAATTATGTAACCGACTTAGGAAAGAACCAAGTCCAACAATTTGACATCATGCCTTATTCGAGGAATTACTAATGGCTAGGCTCCTTTCTTGTGGGTTTGAATTGAACTCCTTAACAAATCTTGTCGAGTTTGATTCTACAGTTGTTTCTGGTGGTGGCTCGGTAAGCATCGTGACTAGTCCCGTTAGAAGCGGAACCTATGCTGCACGTTGTGTAAACACAGGAGCGAATGGGACTGCCATTATACGCCACGCTTTTGATGGTGCAAATAGAAATGGGCCTTTATACGCAAGAGTTTATTTTTATTTGGTTGATGCTCCAAGTAATTTTAATACCATATTGAATTTTTCGACAGTAGATTATCTATCCAATAGAGGTCGGATACGATGTAATACAGATGGTTCTCTTCGCCTTGATGATTCGGTTGGACAAATTGGTTCAAACTCATCTGTTCTAAATCTTAATCAATGGTATATGTTGGAACTATATTATTTTAATAATACTGTGAGTGGGAAACTTGAATTGGATGCGAGACTAGATGGTGTCTCTTTTGCGTCAACAACTACAAGTACAAACACTGGAACTGTTGGTGGTCTATCCATTGGTTTTATAGGCAGTA